TGCCTCGGATGAGCAGATCAAGCAGGCTGAGGCGATCCGGAACATGGAACCGGTCTTCAAGTCGCAGGAAATCTCTGGCATGAATGATGCTGAGTGGCAGGCATACCGCGAGATGGCGCAGACCGCGACGGATACGGCATCGCAGCAACTCGGCCAAACCTCCGTTCGTGAGATGCAGTGGATGTCTACGGCCAAGGGGCGACTCCTCAGGGGCATGCAGGCGCAGCACGAGTCCATTCGCGAGGGAGTTCGGAAAGACGTTCGGGATGAGTTGGTAAGCAAGAATCCTGTCTACAAGGCGCAACACTTCCTCAGAACGGGCGAGGTCGAGGGCGAGGAAAAGGCTACTCTGCACAAGATGAATACCGCGGCGGTCAATGCGCTGATCCCAGAGGGTGAGAGCCGAGACAAGCTATTCGGTATGACCAAGAAGAAAGGCCTGGACCCTGACCTTCTAGCGGCTGCGATGGGATTCGAAGATGGAAAGACGATGATCGAAGCCATCCTGTCCTCTCCTTCCCTGAAGGACGCGACCGAATCCGCCACAAATCAAAAGATGCTGGCAGAGCATGGCGTGATGGCAACTCCGGAAGGCATGGCGCGCGAAGTAGAAAAGTCGGTCCACAATGAGGCCCGGGCGAGGCTGATCGCCTTCGAACTGCGCCACTCCTTCAACATGAACGAATCGGAGCGGGTACTGGTCAAGGCAGCGCAGCAGACGGCGCGCAGGATGCTGTCCACTGAGAAGTTCTCCGAGATCAACCCCCGGGCTTATGCCGCAAGGGAAGCAAGGGCAGCGCGGCAGGCTCAGGTGGCAGCGGCGCGGGGAGACGTCGAAAGCGTAGGGCGAGCCAAGCGCGAACAGCTTCTCCAGAACGCTCTTACTTCCGAGGCGATCAAGGTTCGCGATGAAGCCCAGACGCATCTCCGATACCTGAACAAGTTCGACAATCCCTCGACGGCGATAACGAAAGCCATCGGCGCAGATCATGTCGACGCGATCAACGAACTCCTGGCCGGGTACGCCATGGCTCCGCGGGAGCGATACAGCCAGCGTAGCGAAAGCATGGCCGAATGGATCAATCAGCAGTATGACCGGACCGGCGTCATGCCGGCAGTGAAGCCTGACCTGGTGGCAAAGCTCGGCACGATGCACTGGAAGGATATGACCATCGACCAGCTTCGGGATCTGCGCGATGCGGTCAAGTCGCTCGACTACACCGGGCGCCGGCAGACCGAGGTTACGATTGCCGGGCAGAAGGCGACGGTGGACGAGATCATCGGGCAGGTCCAGGACACGCTGCGCGACATGACGCATACTCCGGTTTCGGACATCCGGGCGCGGCTGGAATACGGCAAGGGACTCGACAAGCTCAGCGCCAAGTTCCTGAACCTGAAATCGTCGATCAAGTCTATGGATGCCGCGCTTCTCAAGATGGAGCAGCTATTCCAGTGGATCGATGCCGGCAAGGAAGCGGGAGCGAAAGAGGCTCCGATAGATGGTCCAATGCAGCGCATCTTCCACCTGGCGACCGAGGCAGAGGGAAAAGAGAAGGGGATGCGCGCCGAAGCGGCCAAGGCGATGCGCGAGCTCGGCGACAAGCTGAAGGACTCGAAGATCGATATCAGCGATTCCCTCGACGTTCCGGAACTCCCGCGGGAAGGGAATACCCGTTGGCTCCGCGGGGAACTCCTATCGATGGCCCTGAACATGGGCAACCAGAGCAACAAGGAGAAGCTGCTGGCCGGTTATGGCTGGTCGGAGATGGAGGCGGTCTCGGCCATCAATCGGCTATTGTCGAAGCCTGAGATGGACTTCGTTCAAGGCGTCTGGGATCACGTCGGCAGCTACGGGAGAGAGATCGTCGAGCTCGAGCGGCGTCAGACCGGCGTCATGCCGCAGATGATCGAAGCTACTCCTCTGCACACAAAGCATGGCACCTACGCAGGCGGATATTACCCTGTCGTCTATAACGATGTCCTCGACTACAAAGCAGCGGAGAACCAGGCGCGCAACGCTGACCGGCTATTCGAGAACAACTTCTCCCAGCCATCCACGGCCAGCGGCCACACTGTCGGCCGTACCGGATATATCGGGCCTCTTTACCTTTCCCTCGGCGTGATCGCTCGGCACATCGACCAGGTAACGCATGACCTCTCCTGGCGCGAGTCCGTGATCGACATGAACAAGGTTCTGAGCGATCAGCGCCTTGTGCGGGAGATCGACCAGGTGTATGGGCGGGAGTACAGCAAGCAGCTCCGTCCGTGGCTGCAGGCGATGGCCAATGATCGCGTCTTCAATACCGCGGGCGATTCGGCGTGGGAAAGCTGGGTGCGCAGGCGGCGCAGCAACGCGACCATGGTTGGCATCGGATTCAGGTTGTCCACCATGGCCATTCACGGAACCTCAGCCCTGTCGAACTCGATCGGTGAGGTGGGTTCGAAGTGGTTCGCCAAGGGTGTGGCGCAATTCATGGGACCGGACCGCATCCAGGCCACACGCGAGTTCGTCTATGACCGTTCTCCGGAGATGGCTCACCGCATGGATGAAGCCGACCGCAACGTCCACGAGGCAATCAACGAGGTCAACCGGCAGCAGTCGGGATTTGAAAAGCTGACCTCACCGGCCAAGCTCTACAACGACATTAGAAAGTTCGCCTTTCGCGGCGTCGGCATGCTCGACATGGCCTCAGCTCTCCCGACCTGGATGGGAGCCTATCTCAAGGCAATGTCCAAAGAGGCTGAAGGCGGCCTGAACCTCGGCGAGGATGAGGCGATCGCCTACGCTGATCGCGCGGTACGCAATGCCCACGGCGGCGGCGGGACGAAGGATCTGTCCTCGATCCAGCGCAGCAAGGGCATCATGTCTTTGGCCACGATGTTCTATGGATATTGGAATCACGTTTACAACCGACAGCGAGACCTGGCAAAAGGCTATGGAGCGGTGGTAACCGGTGAGGCATCGGTGAGAGATCTCCCGAAGCTGCTGGCGAGGAGCACTTTTTACGTCCTGATGCCGCAGATAGCGCATTCGCTCCTGTCTTCTCAAAAGCCGAAGGATGATTCTCTGGAAGGCTATATGGAGCATATCGCCGAGGGCGTCGGGCTCGGGTTCGTATCAGGAGTCCCGATCTTGCGCGATGCGGCCAACGCTTTCGTCCATGGACGGGACTACACGATCTCGCCTCTGGAGACCGGAGCCAACACGGCACTTCATGCCCTGCAGGACGCAGTGAAGATAGTCAAGGGCGAGGAGCCAAGCAAGCGGTTCGTCCAGAATGTGGCGGAGACGGCGGGCTATGCCTTTGGACTCCCACTAGCGCAGCCGGCAGCATCGGCGAAGTTCCTGTGGGACGTGATGAATGGAGACGCGCACCCGAAGGACGTATCCGATTGGTGGAAGGGTCTGCTATCCGGAAAGATCAAGTGATCAGTGCTTTTTGATGTCGGCAGTGATATCGGGTAGATCCTTCTTGAGCTCGTCTCCGAAAAGTGTAGCCCACTTATCCGGACCGCCTCCGCGAAGAGTCACGAATCCTCCGCGCTTGGTGAACGTCGCTACGATCGAAGCTCCATCGCCATCCTTGATGATCGTTATGAAGACGGTGGCGTATTCGGCTCCGACGTCGAAAGACGTCTTGTTCGCCTGTATCGCGCCTTGCGCTTTGTCGGTGAACTTGACCGCATAGCGCAATTGGGTAAGGACGCGCATAGTATCCGCGAATACCTTATCTTGATTTTCTTTTGTATGGTAGGTGCCGACGGTGATCTTGTCGGCGTGTGCGGGAACAACAAACAGCAGGCAGGCGAGTAGTAAGAAGCCCAATTTTTTCACGGTTTGTATCATAGCCCCATTTCTGATAGACCCATAACCTTTTTTTTGCGGGATACCTTCCCATCAGGGGATTCCTGCGCGATGGCCGTAAACTCAACCAATCGGAAGGCTGGCCCGTTTCTCGGAAACGACGTAACTGTAACATTCCCCTTTGCCTTCGTTGTGTTTCAAGCTAGCGACCTCTTTGTGACAACCATCCAGGCCGGGGCAGACACCGAGACCGTTTTGGTCCTCAATTCTGACTATACGGCGGTGGTGAACCCAGATCAGGACACCGATCCCGGTGGATCTATAACCCTTACCGCTGGCGCTCTCCCGTCCGGTACGCGCCTGGTGATCACCTCCGCAGTTCCTCAGCTTCAGGAAGTGGTCCTCACCAACCTGGGCGGGTTCTTCCCGGACGTGCTCAACGGTGAATACGACAAGCTGACCATCCTCGTCCAACAGCTCCAGGTGGATGTGGACAGATGCGTGAAGTTCCCTTTGACGGATGATTCTGAGGTTGTAAACCTTCCTCCTGCCGAACAGCGCGCCGGAAAGTTCCTCTATTTCGGTGCAGACGGTTCGATTTCTCTTCTGCCTGGAGCGCCAGTTCAGACCGGGGCATCGCAGTTCTTTGCCGGTGATCTGCTCGGGACTAAGAACGGAATCAATAAGACTTTCACCCTCACCAATAGCGGTGCTCCTCTCGGAGTAACTCCGATTCAAGCTTCCACTACGGTTTGGCTCAACTTCCCACTTATTCCCGGAGATCCGAACGGCTATGATCTCGGACCTAACCCCGGTCAGGTCACATTCAAGAATGCCCCTGCCGCGGATGACTCCCTATTTGCTGCAGGAGTGTTTGCTTTATGAAAAGGATCAGCCTAGTTCTGGCACTGGCGTTCGCCGGTTCCGCATCGGCGCAGACTATCAATCCGGCGCAGGTACGCGGCACGGCCAGCGTACAGACTCCTACGGCCAACCAAAATACGAATCAGCCCCCAGGAACGAGCTACAACGTCAACACGTTTAATGGGACTGGATTCCCCGGATTCGGGTGGGCTTCAATACAAGCCGCGGTCAATGGCACGCAGTCGGTCGAGGTTCCCAGCACGTTCGCTCCCGGCGAGATGTACTATCCGGGAACTGAGGTAACGAATAGCCCGATAGCTACCTCCAGCTTCACGAAATACACCGGAGCCCCTGTCGAAGATCACCGTCCGCTCAACAATGATGTAAGCCTGGCTCAGGTCATCAGCCTACCCTCTATCGACGGCGTTTCTGAGGGTGGAGACACGGCCGGCGCCCAGCGATGCGTTCAGGCGGGGCATTGCGTGGTTGCTGTAGTTGGCAATTCGATTCACGAGAACGTAGCTGCGGTTGCCCCCAATGATGGATACACGCAGTATCTTCTCGATGCGCTACAGAGGAAGTTCCCAAACACTCAGTTCAACATCGTCAATCTGTCGATCGGCGGGACAGCAGCCGAGAACTTCAACGATGCGGGATATATCTGCGACCCATCGAGCGCGGCCAATCACTTCTTCCGCTCTACACCGGGGAATTGGTACATGCAGCAGTCCTTCAACAGCGGTTTCCTCGCTGGAGCGCCTTATTACCAGTGGCCTACAGGCTGCAATGTCGGCATGAATTGGAAGACGCATCTTTCGGGAATCAATCCGGATATCGTCATACTTGGGTTTGTTGAGAACGAAGGATCGGTTGGTTCTGCGGGATTCGCTGCCAGCCTTACTACCGCAGTTACATTCGTTCGCAGCCTAAAGACTATCCCTCCGACCGTCATCCTCACGACAGACGTGCCACCCAATCCGCTTTGGGGTCCTACTCTGGGATTCCAGTTCCCCGGCATATTTGAGGGCCTAAACGAAGTAGTTCGCGGAGTAGCCCAGAGTAACGGCCTATTGCTTGCGGACGCTGATCGTTATTACAACGTGTTGGCTTATGGTGTCGATCCGGGCAGGCGGCACTTTCAGGTGGAGCATTCATTCCAAAACTTTCCATCGCAGTGGGCTGTGGCTTTAGGTGGTAACTCTAGCGATTTCCCGACTATCTCTGGTAGTGGATTAGCTACCACAATCACCTATCCCACTCCCTCAGGAAGCAATGGAGTAGTGCAGAGAACTCGTAATGCTATCGACGTTGTTGTCAGTGCCACCTTTTCTGGTACGCATATCGGGACCAGTGTTCCGTCTATCTGGTATCGCATGACACCGGTAGCTTTGGGTGGACAGCAGTTCGGCTATAAGGTCCAGACTACAAGCGCTACATCTGGATCTAATACTATTTGGTCGATCACTCTCTATTACTCAAACGGAATCCCACAGGTACCTCTCTTTTCGGGAACTTGCACGGTTCCTACCGCTATACCTCTCACGCTGACAATAAAGACCAGCGGGGCGAGGCATCAAGTATGGTGCAACACATCCACGCTCATTATCGATACATACGACTACAACCTACTGTCTGCCGGACAAGTAGCCATAGGCGTTCAGGGTGGACCAGGAAGCATCAGCAATGAGTACATCTACTACGGAAATCCCACGCAGTATTTCACTCCCATGACGAGCATTCAGTCGATGCTTGGGACGCAAGTGCCTCCAACCTATTCGGCAACGGGAGACTTCGACACCAATCCCTTTTCCTTTGGAGGGGATGGTTACCACCACCCGAATGCTGTTGGATTTGACAGTTATTACCTTGCATCGTTCAAGCCCGTTCTGGATAGCCTTGAACACGCAATGACAGTGAATTCTATCTATAGCGTCACTCATAAAGGATCTTCCGGTCCATTCGGCGGATTACAAGACAGCCAGGATGGCCATGTGGATGTGGTTGACGGCCCTACCGGGGTCCGCATTGTCAACAATTCGAATTCGGTGGTACTGGAGTCATGGGACGATGGAACCTCCAACCCTCACTTGTTCAATCGACCCATTGCGGTCAACGGTGGAGTCCCTATCGGCAACACAAACGATGTGCCGCATGTGGGCGCTTCGCCGACGATAAACCGTGCTGCTTGCATCAAGGCTGCCGGCCCTCCGGTGGTCATTGGTTTTTGCTCCACGGTAGTCGACGCCTCAGGCGCATGCACCTGCAATTGAAGGAGAGCGACATGAAGAAGATTTGGCTGATTGCTGCCTTGTTTCTTGCGACTGGGCTTAGCTTTGCCCAGAACGGCTACATCCATGGCAACGGCGACCCGAGCACGCTGAACCCCATCCCGAACTGCGGAGGCAGCCGGTTCTATATCGATGATTCGACGGGCAAGCTGTATATGGCTGCGCAGGGCTCTCCTTGCGCATGGGCGATAGCCAACAGCGGCGGAGGTTCGACGCCTGCCAGCAATCCGGCGTTCCCTGCTGGAGCCCTTGCGGACTACAAGTTTCTGGATGCAACAGGAACCATCGTTTCTGACAGCACCAGTAACCACAACGACGGAACGGCTAATGGCGCGGTTACATGGATAGCCAACGGCCTGAAGTTCGGAGATGAAGTTGGCACAAACAAGACGGCCGGGGTATCTCTTCCGGCAGCACTGAATGCCTCGCAGACCTTCCTTTTCGTGACCTATCAGAACCCAATTCAGAAGGTTCTCCTGCCCGTCACGTACCCCCTTCTTCTTACCAGTTCCAATGGGCCAACAGGATTCAATCTCCTTTCCGCCTACGTCAACGCTGCTGCAAATTTCGAGGGCGGATACTCGGTAGCCACTTACACCAACAGCGTGGCGAACAACTACACTCCCAATGTTTACTCAGGGCTTCACGCGATCGCATTTGTCTGCGGATCGGGCTCTGGAACGGTCGATCATATCTACATTGACGGAGTAGAGGCGGCTTACGGCAAGACGCAGGGAACTTCCTGCGGTGCTCAAGGGGCAGGGAACTTCTTCATCGGCAACTCCGGAGCGGCGCCTTGGAGCACCCAGGGAGAACTCAATGGAGCGGCCTACAGGGCGGTATTCTGGCCCACCAAGCTCACGTCCGCACAGGTAGCAGCTGCCAGCAATGCGGCTCTTGCCGAAGTAGAGTCCAGAGGCGTTCTGCCCAATGCCCCCAATTCGGCAACGGTTGGAGTCCCCACCCTTAACTGCATTGGAGATTCGATCACCTTCGGCTTCCCGAACCTGACTCCTTTCTGCTCGCTGTTGACCCTCACGAATCAGCCGACCTATGTGATTAACAACTGGGGTATTTCTTCAGTGAGTGCGCGCCTGGTAGCCACTTCGGAGCCAAACAGGGTAGCCCCTCTATGCCAATCCGCGAACGGGTACCAGCCGGTTGCACTGGTGATGTTGGGCACGAATGACTTCGTTGTAGTCACGAACAACCAGGCAACGGGGCAATTGATCTGGAGCTTCAACGCCTCAGAGATTGCGACATTGAAAGACGCAGGCTGCCGGGTATTTGTCGGAACCATGATCTCCCGCAGTGGTAGCGGGGTGAATGGACAGACGAACGACGCCAACAAAAACGCACTGGACGGCTATATTGCAGGGAACTGGAAAAACGCTGGTGCATACGGAATCATCGATTATGCTGCTAGCCCACTGCTGGGAGCCGATGGCGCCTATGCGAACCCCAACGCAACGGGATGCTCTGGAGGAACCACATTCCAGGCTGACGGTATCCACCCAACCCAGTGCGGACAGCAGCTCATGGCGGGTATTGCCAGCAATGTATTGAACTACGCTTTCAGCCAGTACAGCACGGCAAACCCGCACGTAATCACTGCGAGTGCAACGCTGGCCTCGTCTGATGCTGTAGTGAGTATCGGGACACTCTCTGGCGCAGTGGCTCTGGTCATGCCTGACTGCACTGGACCGAGCGGAGCTACCTACGTCATAAATAATCCGCAGTCTGCGCAGGCGGTGACGATTGCTGGCGGGACAAACCAGACGATCAATGGTCTCTCTTCCGCGATCACCATCCCCAATAACTCCACGGTGACGCTGACAGACGTTGCCAATCCGAAGAATGTATCGGGTTGCCGCTGGACCATGTAATTGACTCGGAGAGAATTCCGATAAAAGGGAAGGGGCCGAAGCTGGCCCCTTTTGGTATATTGACCCTTGAATGACCCTCGATGCTTCTAAATGGTTGCGGGGGTAGGATTTGAACCTACGACCTTTGGGTTATGAGCCCGCATTTATTAGCGATTCATTGGCTTTTTTGCGTTTTGCCCCGTAAATACATGCCTGTTTTTATTGGGATATTCGCGGAGTCTTGTTAGCTGACCCCTATTTGTCCCTAGTTCAAGGTGTGACTCGATTGGCAATATCTGAGATGCGATCTATGAGTTCTTCCGTGGCATAAACATAGAATCGGCGTGTTAGAAATCCTTTCCCTTCCCGCCAAGAAAAATCCATTCCGTGAAAATGCTGCATCTCTTCACAGATCATACGAAATTGCGGGCATAGTGCCCTCCCTACTTCGAAAACGTACGGCTTGATTACGCTCACGCCATTTTCTCCTTAGTAATCATCTCCACCACTGCCGCATTATGCCCCTTCAGGTTCATCTTGCGGCCACCGTACTGGCTGGTAGTTCTAATGTCGGCATGCCTCATAAGCCGCTGCTGGACTTCCATTGGCAACTCAAGATCGCGCATCATCGCCCTGTAGGTGTGTCTGAATGAATGCCAGCCGAGGCGGGGAAGCCCTACCTGTGTTCCAGCCGGTTTGAGATACCTGACTTGTAATGAATCACGGTGATAAGGCCTAGACGTTACCGGGCTGCAGAAGAGCCACCCACTAGTCATAAGCACTTCATCTTGCCATCGCCACATCCTTAGAGCGGCCACAAGGCTGTCATGCAGGGGCAGGTCGTCATTAGAGGCCACCGTCTTGGTCATATCGGCATGCATGCCCACAACCGAGCGGTTGACGGTCAGAATGCCTTTCTCCAGGTCGATATCCTCCCATCGCAGGCCGAGGATCTCTGAGGCTCTAAGTCCTAAATACATGGCAAGCTGGACCATCATGCCAACGTGGGGCGGGACAATGGCGAGGATCTGGTGATACTGCTCAACCGATACGATCGTCTGCTGGCGTGTCGGCATGGGCCTTCCCTTGACCCTCAGCAGGCCGATAGGGTTCCTTTGGAGCTCTAGTCCTCCCCACCGCATGATGCTCTCAAACAGGACGTGAAGCTGTGCCTTGACGTGCTGGCGAGTCTTCTTCGACAACTGGCCGCCTGTTTTCTTCTCCAGGCCGTTCAGCCACATCTCTACCTCAACCAGATCCCGCACCATCGTGGCAGCGGCTACCTTGCCCCAGCGGGTACGGATGTGCGCGAGGTTCGACATGCAGGAGCGACGGGTGCTCTCGCGGGTTGGCATGTCCTCGATCATGTAACGCTCGATCGCCTCAGCAATATTTAGGGATCGGCTGAGAGATGCCACCTGTCCACGGTGCTTGTCGGCTTCCTTTTCGGCCAAAGCCTTGGTAGGGAACTGCTTCGTATCCCCGAGGATGATGGACCGGCGCATGTTGCCTTCTGTGAATCGGAAGGTCCACACGTCAGGCCCATTTGCCCTTTCCTTGAGCACTACGCTGCCACGTTGATACGTCTTTCTTCGCATTTAGGCAATCCTCGCGAACTCGCCATGCATTCTCTCGGCAGCATCGCAATAAGCTGCATGAGCGAGTTCTTTAGTGTCGTACCGTCCAATATGAATCTGTTTTCTATTGTGCGTTATAACGACCAACCATCGATTGGTGAACTTATCGAAAGAAACTCCCTTTAGGCCGCTGGAGTTGTTCTTACGGATTCTAGTGTTTCTTACGTTCTGGCCAAAGTCAGCAATGCGGAGATTCGCTCTGCGATTATCTAGCGTATTCGCATTGATGTGGTCGCCGAGCAAGATGGAGTCAAAGGAAAGTCCCAGGAGGAGCCGATGAAGCTTGAGGATTGATCTTTCTCCATCTGACCCATTCTTGTAGACATTGGTATGCGCATAGAAAAGATCAGTCGGCATCTTCCCATGAGCGAACCAGTTGAACTTGCCGACTATCGCGGCGTCTGACGAGTCTATGAGAGCATGCATCCCCCTGGTCAGAGGAACATAAGCTATAGAGGGACCAATGACATGGATTATGGCGCGTACCGGTATCATGCTCATGCCGTCTCAGCCATCCTCTTGTCAATCTCAGAGATCCTGAACCGCCAATACTGCCGCTTGCCGTACCCGCAATTTCGAGCTGGTATCTGGCCCCGTCGTGCCATCTTCACTACGTGGTCAGGAGAGAATCCTAAATGCCTAGCGACCTCCTTGGCATCTACCCATCTCTCTTCTGCCGGCCTTATTTCCTGTACGTCACCCATTACTTATCCCCTTTCAACCGCTCAATCTCAGCTTTCAGCTCTTCGTTCTCGGTTTCGAGTGCCTTAACCGTTTCCTTCAGCACAATGTTCTCGCGTAACGTACCGGCAGGATCGGCTTCGGTGGCTACATCGTGTAGGAGGACCATGAGTTTTTGGTAATCCTCGTACAGGACGAATTCCCCATCCCCGCTGACGTGCTCATCCCGCGCATCCCATCTGTCGACCCTCTCTGGATCAAATGTCTCGCTCATCACTCACCCCTCAATTCTTCCCCGTGTTGTCCGAGAAGCTTAGATAATGCTTCGTCAGGAGTATTTCCGGTCGAAATCCAAGAGGGACGATCTTCCCAAAAGTACATGCAGGCAACGTCGTCTCCTAGAGGTCCGTCATCCTGTTCGGCCATACTGAGTACGTTATTCTCGTCTGCGCTGGAAACGGCAAACCAAAGGGCTCCGCTGTAAGTTCCAGAGTACCGATCTTGAAATATAGCTACCGGATATAGTGCGTTTGGTATCACTGCCATCACTCACCCCTCAATTCTTCCCACGGTTGCCCCATAAACATTGCTCTCTCAGCCAATCTGCGGCGCGTCAAGCCATCTATAACTTTTCCGTTTACGTGATTCCACCTGGGGAATTCATCAGCGGCGCCTTCATAGTCGCCTGCCTTCAACTTTCTATATAGCTTGGACTTAATTAGAGATCCGAAGCCGAGATTGAACACGAAGTCCACCAAGGCATCGAACTGGGTTTGCGTGATAGGCACCTTGACAATGCGGTTGACATGAGACACTGCGTCCGCCAAATCTTCACATATCCATGCCTCTGCCTGTTCATGAGTGCAGGTGTCGCCCTCTTTCACCCCCAGCGTTGACCCGTACCCGATCGTCCAGACTCCTCCCTGATCCTGGTAAGCCTTCAGTCGGCAGCCTTCGAAGTGCTTCGTGAGTTTCAATCCCTCTTCGCTGTATGTCATCCTGCTATCCTTTCCCGATGCGCCCGGTCTACCTGCACTGCCATCAATACGGAGGCTTCTGGGTGGTTCAATTCCTGCTGCCGGATCTGAAGACCTCTGTTGGAAAGATGAAGCAATACCGGAACCTTGATTCTGTCCGCGAGATCATGCGGAGAGGCAATGCCAGTGCTCAGGCTTTCATTGACTTTGACCGAGACATCAAACGCTGGGGAGTAGGATCGGCTTGGCTTAGTCTGGATGAGGGGCAGTGGAAACGGCTGAAAGGTTGAGGTCATTGGCCGCTCTCCTTGCGTGCCTCGTTTATAAAGAAGAAGCTATCCACATCGGTGTAAGCGGCAGCCAGTTCCAACGCCCTCTTTGTATCCCGCAGTTCGGCTTCGAGCTTGGTTACTTCACCTTCAAGGGCAATGGCTGATTTCTTCCATTGCTCTCCAGTAACCACATACGGTTTGGATGGGGTAGTCATCGTGTCTCTCCTTCAAAGAAATCCGGCCTTCTCATTCGCAAGAGCCGCATACACGTTGAACATCGTGGATGGTATGCAGGGCGAGTCGCAAGGCAACCGAAGCACCACGTTTCCTTCTGATAGCCTCTAGGCCCGAACAGAAAGGTCATATCTGCCCCTTTAGTTCAATCTCCACATAGTAAGGCTGGCTAAGAGCCTCGTTGTGCATCAGGTACTCCCTCTGGCCTGTTACAAGGGTGCGGACTCCCAACACATCGGGCCTGCCGTGTACCTTGTGCCAGCTACGGGCTTTTACGGTGTCTTCCTTGGGTTGGGCAGACTCCAGTTCGGCGATACGGGCTATAGCCCTCTCTGCCTCATTCCTGAAGTTATCTCTAGCCTGCAGCATCTGAGAGAAAGCCCCTGATTCACCCTTCAGCAATTTCTCCATCTCCGCGATCCTCTGTAGCAAGGGGGCCTGTGCGGCGGACCATGCTGCCTTTGCTACTCCTTTCCAACCAATAGCCGAGAATCCTTGAGGGTGCGGTATGTAACCCTTCCAGAATTCCTTGAACCCATCAGCCTGTGGAGCGGGTTTGGGTTCACGCCACTGCTCGACTTGAATAACGCTCCATCCGCCATCAGACAAGTTTTCGACATCGGCCTCGAATTCCTCGAAATAGGCAGGATGCGAGGCTTTAACTGTAACCATGTACTGCCGCTGCTCATCACCCTGCGCTGGGGCGATAGGGGCGGAAACGTTGTGTGGAGCGGGTTTGGGTTCCCCGTGTATCGGGCATGAAGGGTTAGTATTCAATTTGCCTTCTATCCACTCGCAATGTCCGCAAACACATTTCCCTACCGGCTCCGTTGTGTCGATATGCGCTGGTGAGGGAACAGCCATACGTCCAAATCCAAGCTCATCAAATTCTTGAATTGACACGCACATACCGCCATTCGAGCAACGTTCATATGGGTTTCTGTTCATATCTCGGCTGCAATGAGCACAGGTAGATTCGCGTGGCTGTGCCTCTGGCTTAGGGGGAGCGGATTCAATTGGCTTATTCATCGAAAAAGCCTTTGTTGTAGTTCTGCATGAGTTCCCGTATAGCTGCCGCGAACTGCGTACTGGCAGGCCCATGGATGCTAACGTTCGATCCTTCTGCATCCATATAGGCATCGTTTACCTCAACGTGAATCAATGCCCATTTTCGCCGTTCCGCTTCGGCATGCTGCTCTTTTGAATACCGCCCTAACGTTCGAGGCCGCTTAGTCTTTTTAGCCACTTGTTCGCTCATACCCCTACTCTCCCGTTACCGCTGCCTTGACTACTACCGCTTCTATTTCCTTGAACAGGTCAAGCCGCAGGGAAATCCTTATATGGCCATCCCCGAATCCTGATGCAGTGCTCAAATAAACCCGGTTCACCAAATCTCTAAGCCGCCCCTCACGCTCTAGAGAAGCCTTTAGCTGGTCGGTGCGTTGTCGCAACGCTTCTGCCACAGGAACCGCGCCTAGACCAAACGTGTCTTCAATCGGGGGTAACTTCACCGTCGGCAGCCCATCCCCGGCCTCGACCTTGGCAGGCTCCGCATAGTTGTCGTCCATTCTTGGATCAGCAAAGACCGCCGCAAACTTGCCATCGAATATCTCAGAGAACGTATCCTCCCCCTCTTTGGGGGCAGGCTCTTCAGTGGCAGGGAGGCGATGTATAGCGTCTTCTATGGCTAATTCACGAGAAGCCCCATACCCGATCTCCTCTTTGTGGTCGGGCCGTGAATATACTACCCAATAGGGATCGGTAGCCTTAGGGTGTCTTATGCTGCAATCACTCCATACTTCTAACAACCTCGCTTCACTCGCCTTCATTCACTCTCTCCTCTACCGCTTAGGTTCTGGTTCAGGTGGGGCTGGGACTACCTGATCTGAATCTCTCCGCCATCGCATCCGTAAATCATTTGATCTGGCGTGTAAGTGGTTACGTACTTCCCGCTGGTAGAGATTCCTCCACCCAGCTGGCCCTGCTTCTTGCCTATAGGATGGCAGTGGTGTTCAGCCGCATATTGCTGCCACTGTTTTTCGTTTTGGACCATCGCCCACATCATCAACGCGAACACTGCCACGAAAGCTACCATCAGCCACTTCATTTTTCTCATCTCCCCCATCTGTTGAGTTACCGCCCTCCGAACTTTGCTTCGCCAATGGCATTACCGACTGCATCCTTCAACTTCTCGTACCAAGGCTTCTTCGGCTGCTTCTCTGCGGGTTTCTGCTTCGTATCGTCTGCCATCTCATCTCCTCTTTCTGTTGAGTTATAGGTTCTGGTGCTGCATTCACCCTGTCAGCACAGGATCAGTAAATACGGCTGATGTACAAACTGACTTTGAATGCAGCCCACAACCTACATCTGTTGAGTTACACCCAGCTACTTGACTTCAGCCTTGGCCTTTGAAGTCAGCAAGAGCACGTGAAGAATGAACCGCGAAACTCTGCTTCTACGGTTTCACCAGTTACAGCTTCGTAGTGTGGCCAGAACTCATCAGGAACATACTCATCTTCTAAAAGTCCGCCGAAGCACAGATATTCTCCCCAGCCGCCGCTCCTTTTTGTTTCGTAGTAATCCTTCGCTCCGTCCATGAGGACCTGATATTTCAACCCAACACGTGCGGCAAAATCCCTAATCCATCGTTCGGAGATGCTCTTAGAATCGGTTTCGATCTCTTCTACGGCATACTCTGCTTCTGGAAAATCAGGGTGAGCCCATACATGCCGCAAGGATGTTATCTGGCGCGGATAGACCAATAGCCAGAATCTCTCCCCAGCCATAACGTCTTTCTTCAAGAACGGATCGACGATGCCTACATTGCGCTCGGTCGCAGCAAATCCTCCGTTTACGAATCCAACATCCTGCCCTGGCTTCAAACGTTCTGCCGCAACTGCTGGTTCAACTGCCAAGTGAATAGCATCCCGCTTTTCGCCTTCGCCAATAATCGTGCCGAGAGTCGCCAGCGCATCCGTGTGAACACTTCGCTTTTCTGCCTCGCTCATTTCTTTCTCCCTTTCAAAATCTCTTTCATCTGCTGCTAATGAATCACTAACGTCTTCGGCCTCTTCTGCCACATCTGCTCAAGTTCTTCATCGGTGACCTCGGGAACAGCCTCATTCAAGTACTCGAATGCTTCCTCTTTCCCATGGCCCCATAGGCGAACTATGACTTGTACTGCTTCAATGGGTATGCTCATGCGGCCTCCGGTATATAGATGGACATCCTGTTAGGGTTTGGGCCGCGCTTGCGAGCCATCAGGGATTTCAGAGAATGCCGCAGATGCTCAACCTCGTAGCCCATGTTTTTGATCCGATCTACACCCGGGGCTAGGTCATCAGGGAAGCTCTTGTGCTTGTCGTAAATAGCCAGCTTCGACCCGCGGAACTTCTGCAGCGGGTAGATCTCCTCGGCAAGCTGCGCGAAGTCCTGCCATCGGGCTTGCTCTTCCGGCGCCTTCATGAGAACCAGGTCGAAAGGTTTGGCCGCTAACTGCGCGGCCACCTTTGAGCGATCGTGCTGCACTGTGACCGCATAGCCCCAAACATCCATTTGGGTGCGAAGGACAGATGCGGTTACTTCATTACCGCAGACGATGAGAATAGTTTTTCTGGGCGGCATCACTCACCCTCCAGAAGGCCATCGAGCTCGGCAAGGATGTCTTCATCGCTGCTCTTCAGATGCTTGCGGTTGAACACGTCGCGCTGGACCTGGTCCCATCCGAGGCGAATGAAGCGGGCCTCGATCGGATTGTCTGTCTCGTTCTGCTTCTCGGGCTCGGTTTGGACCTTCTGCGGCTCTTCCGTCGTCTCCTCTTCCGTTGGGCTCGGCAGCATGTACCCATCGGATACGTTGGCCAGGTCAAGCTTCTGTCCGGTGGTTTCGGCGGCGACGTCTAGGTCATAGGCCTGCGACATCTCGGCAGAGACGGGCATGTATTTGATGACCTGCAGCAGGACTACCTTCCTCGCATAGGCCTCCTCATGCTGGAAGCTGTAGTGCTTGGTCCCGACCTTGTTGAAGCGGTCACGGTGGCGCCGAACCTTCTCGATCGGCCAAACCTCAATCACAGGGAACTCGGCTCCCTTCACCTGACCGACGGCGTAAACGTGAGTCAGCTTCTCGCTCTGCCACTTCTCCTTGTGGTGGATGCGTACCGTGGTCCCACGCTCATACTCGAACTCATCGCCTTCATAGACGGCTCCCGTCCACACGCAGGCGCGGCCGGCACGGTTCACCAGGTCAACCATTCCCTTCCATCCGGGGATGAACTGGCACTCCTTCACCCATTCGTTGTCTCGTTTCACGTTGTAGGGAACCAGGTACGCTTGGCCAAGCTGTCCGATCTCAAGTCCCAACTGCGCGCTGATGACGATCGCGGCAAACACGCTCCTCGGTTCGCACTTCATCAGGTCGGCATTCTGACGGAACGCTGTCAAAGCGATGCGCGCCATGCGGTCTGCCGATAAGTGCTTGGGGAGGGCTCTCGCAATCTCGGCCTTGTACTTGTCCAACATCTGTGGGACGGTCATCGGTGCGGTCGGCTTATTCTGGACTCCCGTCTCCCTGCGGAGGACTTCCATGCTTGACTGGCTCATGCGGTCACCTCAGCTTCCTGCTCCTCGAACAAGTTCTCCTGGAGCTCCGACGGCTGCATGCTGGTGGTGCGAACTACCTCGCCGGTATCGGTGCGAACGATAGTCTTGACGCCGAGGTTGGGATTGTGGAACAGGACGGCGCACTCGATATTGCGCATTTCCCATCCGGAGTTGATCTCTCGGGAGAGACGGCCGATCTGCGATGTGCAGCTCTCGATGCGCTCCTTGAACTGCGATGCCGCGGCCTTGTGCTCTTCCTGAGCCTGCGTCTGCTGTTGAACTGAGAGGGCTAGCTTCTTCGAGCGATCACGGATCTCTTCCTCAGAGAAGTCGTAACGTAGGAACTCCATAACGGTGGGCTGCTTCTTATCTTGCATGGTTGCTCTCCTTTTGCTTCTTCATCCGCAGAACGCGGAAGCTTGTGGGCTTGACGGTGTAGCCGTCGCGCGTCTGTACATTCCAACTCGCCAACTGATTGCCGGAGGCATCGACCAGCAGGGCCTTGTTCGGCTCTCCCTCGGTACCGGTCGCCAGCGCGGTCAGGATCTTGAGCTCGAGCGCTTTGCACTCCTCCTCGATCTCTTTCTGCTGGGCCTTTACTTCGGTCAGTCGCTCGACTGCGGACAGCGTCGCGAAGTCGGCCTGTACCGTCACGCCGGATAGTTTGGCGATCATCTTGAGGGCGTCGTCTTTGCTCTGGATCGCGGGAGGAACACCGGTCAGAACGTGATTCATCCAGAAGTTGACCTCCTTCTCGCGGATGGTGGCTATGACGGCCTCGTCCCTCTCGAAGAGGTAAACGCGCATATCGTCCATCCCGATCCATGCGACGACTTTTGACTTCCTGCGACCCGATACCAGCAGGTTCTTCATCACCTGGGCGGCGTAGTAGGCGGGGACCTCATCCGTTCCAGGCGGGCCCCAGTTGTGAGCGTCGAACACTGCCACGCTCTTTACTTCAAGGTTGGTGATCTCGCCGGTCTGCTCATCTGTCTCCTCAGCGTCGATCTCACAGGTGAGGAATGGGAACTCCTCGTCGAAGTAGCGGGTATTGCGAGCCGTAATCCAGGCGCCGGACTCTTCCTGGTACTGATCGAGAATGACTGGCTCGAGTCGCTTGCCGCGGCTGAAGCGCTTCTCCTTCTCCTCCGAGGGCATCTCCGGAACGAACCCGGGCTGCTTCGACTCCCACACGTCATATGCGGTCTTCCATGGGGAGATGCCAAGGATGGCGGCCGTCTCTGAGCTGCCGAGGAATAGGGCCCGGTCATGCGCTTCAATGCTGGCGGTCAGCTTTTCTTTGAGAGTCACAGGGTCTCCCGCTTGTACGACAGTGCAGCGAGGCGAAGTATTGCGTAGAAGGCGGTTCCAGCCATAAGGCTCAAGGAAGACGAAATACTCAGCACTTCCAGCTTGGTGATGTGGTGACCTAGCACGTTCATTTGGCAGCTCCGTAGAAGTACAGGCATGAGGCCACCAGCGCCGCGGCGAAGAGGTAAGCTGCCGTCTTCATCCATCCCGCGCTGCGGTCGTACTCGATGACGTAGTGGTCAACTATGCCTTTGCGATAGCCCTGAAGGCGGCGAATGTCATCGGCCTCGGTGAGGACGAGGAGGCGGGTGGTTACCTGTACCCTTTGCTGGATCATGAAATCCTCCACACCCTGATGCCGCCATCTACAGAGCGGACAACGAACTTAGCTCCAAGACCTTTTCCAGCTTGAGAAGCGCTGACGCTTATAGACTTTCCGTTTCCTTCGGGAACAAAAAAGGAATCAAAGATTTCCATGATTGCCCACGGATACTTGCTGGACACGAGACTCGTTTTCTTTCCTACAAGCGGAATTCCTTTTTCGATCGCATACATCGTCGTCACTCCCAGCAGACCTCTAAAGTCATGGTTACGAATCACCGCAGAAGAGCTCACGCTGCCACCTCGCATTCGCACTCGTCCTTCAGGCACGTAGCGCAGATAAAGTTGTTGTCGATCGCACAGTCGATGCAGTACTCTCCGCGCCGCGCGCCGCGCTTGATCTCGAAGCAGTCGCCCCAGATCGGCTCTGCGCAGGTCTCACAGCGACCATTGAAGGCGTAGTTAGGGGAAGGGTGGATGCAGCATGTGGGCTGCTGTACATGCGTGTACGGGGCGGTAAGGCCGAGAAAGAAGACATCCATGGCTAAGCAGCCTCCATTCCAAGTTCCTCGCGAACATTCGCGAGCAGGTCTTCTTCTGAGTCGCCGCCAATGCTGCTTCCTGGGATATGCGCTTCGTACCGGATAAAGGCATCGCCGTCCGCATAGCAGGTAGCTTCTACGTGCAGCGAAGTGATGCCCGGCATATACACGCGACATTGGGCGAGGAGCTGAGGGACGGTCACGGCTAAGCCGCCGTCCGGATTGCAACTGCGGGGACGAACCACTGGGCGCGTTCTGCGAGGCACTGGCTGCAGCTCAGGACCGGAGAAACCTCATGCGCGTCTAGGCTGTAAACTGTCTCTCCGCAGCTCCCACACAGGCCAAGAAACTCATCTGCAACAGTTCCTACCTCGGCTACATCCTTTGGCTCGAAGAGGGAAGGGAACTGAAGGAGGTTGGAAGGCTCGATCGTGGCGATCACTGCGCTGAAGTTTGCTCGTCGGTTTTCAGCGGGAAGATTGAGAATCTTTGCACTGGTGTTTGTCATAGGTTTGGCTCTCTGTGGTGTACGTTATTCGTAATCACCATGAACCAAACTGTACGGCCAACGTACAAATCCGTCAATACTTATTTTGCGATTTATGTAAATATTTTTACGTCAGGCGTAATTTGGGGTTATATCTTCGCGAACAGCTCGCCTAAAGAGAGCCCAAAGGCCTTTGCTATAGCGTGAAGAGTTCTCAGGCATGCCTCACTGCGCCCCAGTTCCAGCTCCGATACATAGGTCTCGCTGATATCGGCGTGCTCGGCCAGGTCTATCTGCCGCCAGCCACGCCTCAAGCGGTTATCCCTTATGCGTCTTCCCACAAGGATGCAGATATCCTGGTCCATGAAATATATCGTGGATGCCGGCCAAGGTAGCAATTTCGGCTATAGGCGAAGCCATAGACGCAAATTGCTACCTTTGTTCTTTGAAACTTGCGGGTTTGAGTGTATTGGGGGGAGTTTATTAGATTGATCGTTTACGCTTGATGCGGTACTCGATCATTGTTCCGATCACTTCGACATCGACGACGTCGGAGCGCACCGTTGCATAATCATCGTTCAGAGGTATTAGCTCAAATACTTCTTTTCCTGTTTCGCTTTTTCCTACGGGTCGGTACTTTCTAAAAGTAACCTCACCGCCCTTTTCGCTTGCAATTACATAATCCCCAGGGCCTGGCGTGACGTCGCGATCAACTATAATCTTGTCGCCTTCCTTGAAGCTCGGAATCATGGAATCGCCTTTTACTTCTAGTGCAAAGGCCATTCGCGAATGATCTCCATCGGTCAGAATAAAGTCTTCAATTCCGTGTCTGAGTAAATCAGGTACGACACGACCAGTAAATAGCACCGCTTGGTTATAGTCGATTAGCGGCACTTTGACCGCCCCTTCGTCTGTGGGCAGAACATTGGAAACAATAGGCGCATCTTCATAAAATTCTGATCTCTTCTTCTTGAAGATCTTCAAGATTGGATCGATCAGATCTTCTCGGGGCTGCTGCTTTCCACTTTCAATTCGGGAGATGCTTGCCAAGGAGATGCCTAGCTTTTTCGCTAGATCCTTCCTGTCCATCCCGATTTGGTTGCGCCATTGTTGCAGGTTGTTCCGTGACATACCTCGATTTTCCCTGTGTTGTACGAAAAATGCAATATTCCCCCTTGTCATAGATGTACGTACATGCTATACGTTAGACGTACATTTTGACAAATCGGGGGTAATACATGGAATCACCTTTGAAGACCGAGCGTAAGAGACGCGGATGGTCACAGCAGTTCGTCGGAGACAAAGTCGGTCTCAGCGCCCCTCAAATATCACGGATCGAAGCCAACGGGGTTGAGTCCCCATATCTGGGCAAGATTCTAAATCTCGTCAAGCTCTTTGGTTTCTCACTGAGCCTCGAACAGATCTGCCAAGGTCCCACAGAAAAAAGGGAAGAAGACTCCGAGGCCGCATAGGGCCTGCCGAAAGGGGCAGCCTTATGCGCTCGCCAGAACTACTGCAACATTTTTTGATCCCCCCGGCTGTTGAGTTCCCAGTGGAGCTCGAAGAATTGCTGTCTGAAGACGATCTCCCGCAAGCAGAGGAGGTCGACTGATGCGCTGGTTCAAACACCTCTCTATGGCACATAGCGATCATGCCGTCTCTGCCGTCCTGGAAGAACTGGGAGCGGAGGCCTATGGCGTGTGGTGGCTCATCATCGAGGACATCGCGGCCTCCATGGAGAAGAATTCCAAGGTCACGTTTGCAATTCATTCTGACGTCAAATGGTCGCAGATCTGCTACTGTTCTGCGCGCAAATTCAGGTCGATCGCAAATAGATTGCAAGAAAAAAGTCTGATCGTATGCACATCTACCGACAATCGATTGCAGATCGATGTTCCTAAGTTGTTGAAATTTAGGGATGAGTACTCGAAAAAGTCCGGACACTCTCCGGACAGTAGAACAGATACAGATGGAGAGACAGAGACAGATACAGATGGAGAGATAAAAACTCTTGCGGAAAGCGATAAATCGCTCCCCGCCAGCAAGCCAGAAGAGCCACCCGTAACTCCTCCCCAAGAGTCTCTCTCTCTCGTTCCTGTTTCCTCTCCAGAACCATTCATCGGAACCATCCCGCTCATCGACGGCAGCAGTTTCGGATTCACGCAGGACGATCTTTCCGGCTGGTGCGAAGCCTACCCAGCGGTCGACGTGAAGGCGCAGTTGCTCGAGATGCGCGAGTGGTCCAAGGCAAACCCGAAGCAGGCGAAGACCAAGGCAGGCATACGCCGCTACATCAACACCTGGCTCGCCAAGGAACAGGACAAATCGGGCGCAAAAAGTTATGAACGAAAAGACGCAGTACTCGAACGCTCACGACAGAACCTCGCAAACATCGAAAGCGCAGCCCAACGACTTGAAAATTCTCATGGCTCAAGCGGTGGCTTTCTTTCCCAACCAGACACTTCCTCCAGGGACCCCGGACGTTTACATGCTGGCGTGGTCACAGATCGTGGGGAGTCATGGGATCTCCAGGTTCCAGAACGCACTGTGGAACGTTCTTCGTCGCTCGGCCTTCTTTCCATTGCCGAAGGATATCGAGGAAGAATGTGAGGCCATCCGGCGCGAATCTTGGGGCGGTAAGCAGGACGAGATGATCGAGTACCGCCGCGAGATCCATGGGCATCCCGAGAGGTTTGTGAGGGTGGGCGACCTGATGCAAGAGGCAATGGCAAACGTGGCGCGACGTAAGCGCGAGAGAGGAAAAGTCGCATGATCGGGTTGGAATTCACGAAGGTGGCAAAGGCTGCGGTTCCGGATAACAAGCGGATGGTCCTCGGCAAGTACCAGCGATTCTTCAAGGAGCTAATGTTTCTGCCTTCGAGCGTGACTGCCTGCGTAGAGATGCAGTGCAAGAAGGACGGCTACAACGCCACGAACGAGCTCCGGAAGATGTCGAAGAAAGAGGGCCTGATCCTGGGCTGGAGCCACAACGCCACCTACACGAAGTTTTACTACTGGCTGGAGAGGCCGAAGGCTGGGAAGGTGGCGGCATGAAGGCCCCAAAGAAGGCGAGATATTACCTGGTGCCCTGCGATTGGTGTAAAGCCGGGATAGTCGAGGACTGCAAAAAGTGCGATGGCTCTGGCAGCGTTGCGGTGGTGGAGAGGTCTTCATGACAGTCATTGCCTGCAAATGCGGATGGATGGGTATTGCAGAAACGGAGTACGAGGCGCGCTCACTGCACACACTCTGCGATGTTGTGATGGTGAGACGGTTCTGCCAGTCGAGCATGGCCCCTGATGGCATGTCTCAGATACAGGCAGAGGCGAGATGGAAGAGGTCGGCATGATTGAGCTGCGCCTGACCATCCCCCTCGAGCCTCCTACGGTGAATCACTACGTGAAGCACACGCGCATGGGGCGCCACTACATCACCAAGCAGGCGCAGGACTGGCTCAAGACAGTGTCCCTATTCGCCAACGGCATGCACGTGGAAGGGAAGGAGCATTTCATCTCTTACACGGTCTACCAGGGGCATGGCAGCCGCGGCGACGTCGACAACTACGCCAAGTGCGTCATCGATTCTCTCGTAAAGGCAGGCGTCCTGAAGACTGACTCCTCGGTGATCGAGATGAATGCAAAGAAACAACGCGATCGCGACAACCCGCGGACAGAGATTTTAGTGCGCGCAGTGAAGTAGCTGGTGGAGGTTTGAGATGGCAACAAGTCGATGGGACCGTGCAGAGCGCTTCTACTTCACCCGTCAGGGAGTGTCGAGTCGATACGTGACCAATGAGCAGTACACCTTGCTCTTAGACGCCTTCAAAGATCGTGACCGAGCTTTCGATGAATTGCTGAGTTTGCCCGCGGAAGATGTTTTGAATTTACTCAGGGAGGTGCGACGTGAAGCTCGACATCGGTAGCGCAATACGCAGAGCGCGAGAGTTATCAGGGTACTCGCAGGATGGACTTGCATACCTGGTCGGATGCCCGCAGCCGTACATATCCAAGATTGAGAACGGGCGCTCAGTTCCTCCTGTGGAGCAGATCGCTCGAATAGCTTTGGCCCTTGGTACGACTGCATCAATGATCGTTCGCGATGCGGAAACTTTTATGCATGTTCGGATATCCCAAACTTCTTTGGACACGAATCGATCAGTGCAATGATTTGGAGAGACAACGGACCATCATCACAGAATGGTTTGGCACGCAGATGGGGAGACTGAACTAGAGAGCCAGTCTTCCCGATTTTTTATGCACTGGAGAATCGATGGAAGCCTTCAAGAAGTTTCTGGCAGACCACAAGATTGGCGCTCATACCTTCGCACTCATCTGGGGAGTCGCAGACGTTCTCTGGTACACCAACACTGACTTTCACGCATACATCTCGGGTTTGCTCGTAGCCCTCCCAGCCTGGATTCATGCCTTCATCTTCGGAATCGTGGTTCCGGTTCTGGTCTACCTCAAGACCACAAAGAAACCCTCCCCAGACAAATCAGGAGATGCACAGTGAAGCGATCACTAGCGAAGTACGTTCTAGCATCAGCCATTGCGCTGCCAGTCGCCGTAATTCCAGTCGGATGCGCGCATCAAGTAAACGCGCCGGCGGTCACTCCCATTCAGAAAGCCTCCATCATCTACAACGACATCACCTCCACGGTGCAGGTCGCACAGCAGGCAGAGGCTACCGCCGCTCATCTGGGTCAGATCGACCATGACACTCACCAGACCATCTCTCAGGCGTTCGTAGTCGTCGCCCAGAAAGAACAGGCTCTCGGCAATCTGCTGAATGCGAATGCATCTCAGGCTGACGTCAAGGATGCTGCGAATGCTGTCGTGAACACAATCAAGCAGCAGATCTCTTCCGGCGCTCTGAACGTCAAGAATCCACAGACGCAAGCGACTCTCGTGGCCCTGGTATCGACTGTTCAGGGACTCGTCAACAACCTGCTCGTAGCTTACGGAGCTTAGATATGGCCGATACAAACGACGTCCTGATCGCATCGCTGCAGATCGCTGGAGAGATCGCCTCTCTCCTCCCGGCGATGGCAGCTCTATACGAGAAGATTCGCGACAACAACCAGAATGCAGGCCTGGTTCCTGCGTCACAACTCATCGCCGATGGAATCTCCGCTGCCAAAGCCACAGAGCAGGCAGCGCAATCCGAAATCGATTCATCTTTGTAGTTTTGTTTGTCTGCTTAGGTTTTTCCGGGGGAGTAAATCAATGTCCGAAGAAGAGATGATCCAGCGCCAACATGACAAGATGTGGCGCGATCTCTATCTCGGCGACGGAAGGGACGACCCCCCAATGACAGTTCGCATGGCAGCCATGGAAACCGCACAGCAGACATACCAACACTATGCAAGGTGGACTCTTGGACTTATGGCTGGGCTGACCAGCAGCGTGGTAGGTGGGTTCATCATCTACCTCATCACGCACAAGTAAGCATAGCTCGAGGTGCTGAACATGCAACCAGCGGTAAGCGGGTCCACTGTCGTCAATACAATCCTGGTCGCATACAACGAGCAAGGCTGGCGCATCGGCGAGACCCACCACCGCTCAAGAATCTCGGATGCAGTTGTCGAGAAGATTCGCGACCTCCGCGAGTACCGCTTCTGGACCCACAGAGAGATTGCCGATCATTTCAACATCAGCATCAACACCGTGAAAAAGATCTGCTGCTATGAGATCCGGATTCAGCGCGCCGAGCGATGGAAACGTGTCCAGGTAGCGGGTACATAACTTTATCGGCGGAATGCTACCCTCATGCCGGTACCAAAGTGGGAAACAGAATGCCAAAGGCGCCCAAGAAGCACGCAGGTGGAAGGCCGTCGATCCCGTTCGATCAGGACGTCGCGGACGCCATCTGTGACATGCTCGCAGAAACCGATCTCGGACTCGCATCCATCCTCATCGAGGTTCGAAAGCAACTCCCGCAAACACCGGGCGTAACGACGATTTACAAGTGGATGTCCCAGAACGAAGAGTTTGCGGCGAGTTCCGTGCGCGCGCGCGAGTTGCAAGCAGATACCATCATGGATCAGGCGATCGCAGAAGCGAAGAATGCTCGCGTGGGCCAGATCGTGACAGAAAAGCCAGATGGCACGGAAGTAAAGACCGCGGACAACGTTGCGCGCTCACAACTGATCGTCCAGACCTACTTCAAGCGCGCCGGCCAGCTGGCTCCGAAGAAGTACGGGGAGAAGATCTCGCATGAGGTCACCGGCAAAGTGACGCTCGAAACTCTTCTGACGGCCAATGACTGAGTCTCAGAGACAAGCATCGACAAGGCTCCGCGAGTGGAGAATCGACCCGATCAAGTTCGTGCGCGAGGTGTTCAAGGTAGAGCCTGACGCATGGCAACTTGATGTCCTGGCGATGGCAGGCAAGTCTGGACGTAAGCGCATTGCGATGAAGGCCTGCGCCGGTCCTGGCAAGACTGCTGTGCTGGCGTGGCTGGGTTGGCACAGATTGACGTGCTTCGCCGGCAAGAATGAGCATCCAAAGGGCGCCGCGGTCTCGATCACCAGCGACAACTTGAAAGACAATCTGTGGGCGGAACTGGCCAAGTGGCAGAACAACTCCTCGTTCCTCTTGCATGCGTTCCAGTGGCAGAAGGAGCGCATCTTCGCGAAGGATCATCCTGAGACCTGGTTCTTGAGCGCAAAGGGCTGGTCAAAGACTTCGGACTCGGATGCGATCGGGCGCACGCTTTCGGGTATGCATTCGGTGTTCCCGTTCTATCTCATTGACGAATCAGGCGACATTCCACCAAACATGGTGCGCAGCGCAGAGCAAGGCCTGACCTCGTGTGAAGACGGTTTGATCGTCACAGCAGGGAATACAACCTCACAGGCTGGGCTGCTGTACGAGGTATGCACTCGTGGCCGCGAACAGTGGGACGTAGTGAGCATCACGGCAGATCCAGACGATCCCAAGCGCACACCGCGAGTCGATATAAAGTGGGCTGCGGAACAGATCGCGCTCTATGGACGAGATAACCCTTGGGTGATGGCCTTCATCCTCGGCCTGTTTCCGCCTGGGTCCATCAATGCTCTGTTGAGTGTGGAGGAAGTAGAGCGAGCGATGAACCTTCACCCGCGTCCTGAAGCCTATGAGTGGGCGCAGAAGCGTCTAGGAATCGATGTGGCTCGCTTCGGAGACGATCGCACGGTCATCTTCCCGCGGCAGGGAATCGTTGCCTTTACCCCGCGAGAGATGCGCCACGTTCGCGACTCGGCCGCAACGGTGGACATTGCCAATGCCACAATCTACAAGAAGAACGAGTGGGGCTCGGAGATGGAGTTCTTCGACGACACGTTCCAATGGGCTACAGGAGCGATCGACCACATGAGAGCAGCCGGTCACAGCCCGATCGCAGTCTCCTTCGACCGCCCCTCAGCCAATCCCAAGTACGTCAATATGCGGGCGCAATGCTGGATGGAGATGTCGGAGTGGATCAAGCGCGGAGGAAGCTTGCCCAACGTGCCGGGATTGGTCCAGGAGTTGACAGCACCGACCTATGGATTTCGCTCGGGAGCTTTCCTGCTCGAGCCAAAGGATGCGATCAAGAAGCGACTGGGCAAGTCACCAGACCTCGCCGATGCGCTTGCGTTGACCTTCGCTCTGCCTGACATGCCAGCGCAGGTGAACAGCCTCATCCCGCGGAGCAGGCCGAAGTCCTTCGAATACGATCCTCTGGCGAATATGTAGACCCATAACCTCGCTGCCTCACCTCTATCCTCGGGCAGTGCTTCGTGTGCTTCCAGTACGTGCCGGTGACCTCCTGACCGATCCAGGTGGGGATACTCTCTTTGCGGCCTACGCCGAAGAGTGCTCCATCCCTGCTATCGGCAAGCCCAACCCTCAGCCTGAGATCTACCAAATGATGGAGGAAGCTGGGCTGCTGAAGTGCTTCGGCCTGTACGACGGTCCGACTCTGGTTGGCTTCGCTTCAGTCCTGGTGACTGTGCTGCCTCACTATGGCAAGCAGGCGGCGACAGTGGAGAGCATATTCGTGTCTCGGGAATATCGCGACGGCATTGGAAGCGCCAAACTGCTCAACAATGTCGAAGCCTTCGCGGGTGCAACTGGTTGCGTGGTCATCCTGTACATCGCTCCGGTTGGGAGTGAGTTCGCGCAGTTCCTCGAAGGGCGTGATAAATACGAGCGGACCAACAGCGTATTTTGCCGGAGGCTGGCATGAGCGATCTGGCCACCCGCTTTGCAGCCTTGCCACCTGCAACCACGCCTCAGCTTGCTGCGGTTCGATTTATTGAGGGAATCATCAGAGCGTGTGTTCAGTCCGACATCGCGACCGAGCATGTCATCCATGGCGGCATGTATGCGCGCACGGTACACATCAATCCCGGCATAGTGCTGACTGGAGCTTTGATCAACATCCCTACGCTGCTGATCTTCAGCGGGGACGCGGATGTGCTAGTCGGAGATAAGTGGGAACAGTTCAAAGGGTATGGTGTCATCCCGGCGAGCGCACACCGCAAACAGGCGTTCATAACCCGGAGCGAAGTCCATCTCACCATGATCTTCCCGACGCAGGCTAGGACAGTGGAAGAAGCCGAGGCAGAGTTTACGGATGATGCGCCTCTGTTGATGTCTCGTCGAAGTCCCACAGACAGCCTTGTGATCACAGGAGAGTAGCTATGTCAGGCGTGCTTACAGCATCAACGATTGGGACGATTATCGCAGGCGTCGGAGCCGCCACAGGTATCGCTGGCACAGCTATCGCCGCTACCACTGGTGGAGCTCAGGTGGACGCTCAGAAGTCAGCGCTCAAGAAGCAGAACACGGCGCAGCAGACCGCGGAGGCTAACGCATTGTCGACCCAGCGCCAGGCGGAGCAGGCCCAGAACTCGCAGAACCAGCAGACGCCGGATGTGGCCTCTATCCTCCAGCGCGCGGCTACAGCAGGCAACGCCGGCGTAAGCGGAACCATGCTGACCGGTCCCGCAGGCGTCGACACAAGTTCTCTCAATCTCGGCAAACAGACTTTGCTCGGAAGCTAAACCCATGGATCTCGAACAGGTCACGAAAAAGCGGAATGAACTCCTCCAGCGATGGGGATCGCTCCAAACAGAGCGCTCGTCATGGTGGAGTCATTGGCAGGAACTCACGCAGTACATCCTGCCTCGCAATGGCCGCTACTTCGTCCAGGATCGAGACAAGGGCAACCGCAGGAACGGGAACATCTACGACAACACCGCGACCAGGGCGCTGCGCACACTCGGCGCAGGCATGATGTCTGGAGCTACGAGCCCGGCGCGCCCATGGTTCCGTCTGGGTACGCCTGATCCTGATCTGAACGCCTATCAGCCGGTCAAGGTGTGGCTCGATGACGTATCGCAGCGTATCCATCGCGTTTATCAGAAGTCGAACACCTACCGCGCTCTGCACCAGATCTATGAGGAGCTTGGAGCATTCGGAACCGCGGCCTCGATCATCCTGCCAGACTTCGATAACGTGATCCACCAGTACTCGCTCACTTGCGGAGAATACTGCATCGCCACCGATTGGCAGGGGAACGTCTGCACGATCTACCGCAAGTTTCAGAAGCAAGTCTCCGAGATCGTCAAAGAGTTCGGTTATGCGAACTGCTCCCAGACGGTTCAGTCGAACTACAACTCCGGCAATCTGGATGCCTGGATCACGATCCTGCATGCGATCGAGCCGCGCGCTGACCGCGATCCTTCGAAAAAGGACGCCAAGAACATGGCTTGGGCGAGCTACTACATGGAGATGAGTGGCGAGCCGAAGTTCCTCCGTGAGTCTGGGTTCAAGCGTTTCCCGGGTGTGGCTCCGCGTTGGGCTGTGGCCGGTGGCGATATCTACGGCAACTCGCCGGGCATGGAAGCTCTCGGAGATATCAAGAGCCTCCAGCATCTGCAGCTGCGCAAGGCGAACGCCATCGACTACCAAAGCAATCCTCCCATTGCCGTGCCGTCCAGCATGAAGAATCAGGATCTCAATCGCCTGCCTGGTGGCGTGAGCTACTACGGGGACGGTACCAATCCCCAACCCATCAAGAACCTGTTCGATGTTCCGCTCAGGCTCGACTACGTTCTTCAGGACATTCAGGACACGCGCCAGCGCATCAACTCTACGTTCTTCTCCGACCTATTTCTGATGCTCGCGAACTCTACGGAAGGCAACATGACGGCGACCGAAGTCGCCATGCGGCAGGAAGAGAAGATGCTGATGCTGGGTCCGGTTCTCGAACGCCTGGACAACGAGTTGCTTTATCCTCTGGTGGATTCGACCTTCAACTACATGGTGGAGGCCGGCGCTATCCCTCCACCTCCCGAAGAGATGCAGGGGATGGAATTGAGCGTCGAGATGATCTCGATGCTGGCCCAGGCCCAGCGTGCTATTGGCGTGAACGGTATCGATCGATTCGTAGGCAACCTCGGCGCCGTCGCAGGATTCAAGCCGGACGTGCTCGACAAGTTTGATTCAGATGCATGGGCTGATGCCTACAGCGATAGTCTCGGCGTCGACCCGCGGCTGATCGTGGCCAGCGACAAGGTTGCAATCATCCGGCAGAAGCGAGCAGAGGCGCAAGCGGCTGCGCAGCAGGCCCAGATGTCCGAGGTGATGTCGAAGACGGCCAGGAACCTCGGTGCTACACCTACCGGGGGGTCGAGCAACGCAGCACAGGACTTGATGAACCAGTTCAGTGGTTACGGCGAATCGCCTCAGGAGGTTGGATAATGGCAACTCTCATCAGCATGGAACTCTCGGCGGCAGAGGCGAAGCAGGAAACGATGCCTACCGAATCGGAAGCGCCTAAATACCCTTGGGGGCTATGCATCACTCTCGACGACGATGCGCTCAAAAAGCTGGGCATCGATAAGCTTCCCGACATCGGGAGCAAGATGCGCATTGTGGCTGTTGCGGATGTGTCCGCTGTGCGCTCCTACGCCGAGCAGGGTGGCGAGGCTGACACCAGTGTGGACCTCCAGATCACTGAGATGGCCATCGACGCTGCTGCCGATGACACGATGCAACGCGCTGCCGGCGCACTCTACGGAAAATAGACCCATAACTTTGTATTCATCACGTTAGATTGCCATTGTGAACCACTTCGATCCTATCGACCTAAAGGGGCAAGAGGACTTCAAGGCAGAGCAAGCAGCCAAGAAGCGAATCGCTCAGGAGGCCGAAGATCAGGACTTGAAATGGCTCATGGCAGGGAAGCGTGGGCGCCGCATTGTGTGGCGCTTGCTGTCCGAAGCAGGAGTATTCCGTAGCTCGTTCAATGCGAACGCCATGACTATGGCCTTCAACGAGGGACATAGGAACTACGGAACGCGATTGCTCGCAGCGATCATGGCTATCTGTCCTGAGTTGTTTCACGTAATGCAGAGTGAGGCTTTGAATGGCAGAAACGACGGAAACGGCAACCAATCCAACTGACGCCAACACTTCGTCCGAAGCGTCTACGCCAAACACGACACCGGTCGCGGACGGCGCAGGCACCGACAAAACAGCAGGCGAACAGCCGGGTACTCAGACACCACCTGAGGGCGACAAGCCAGCAGAGAAGACAGCGGAGAGCAAGCCGGAAGGCGCGCCTGAGTCTTACGACTTCAAGGCACCTGAGGGCACAACGTACGACAACGTACTGCTCGACAACTTCTCCAATGCTGCGAAAGACGCCAACCTGACGCAGGACGCCGCGCAGAAGTTACTGGACAAGCTTGCTCCTTCCGTGGCCGCGCGCCAGGCGGAGCAGATCGAAGCGCTGAAGACGCAATGGGCCGACGAGACGAAGGCCGACAAGGAAATCGGCGGCGAAAAGCTGCAGGAGAACCTTGCCGTTGCGAAGAAGGCGATGGATACCTTTGCGACTCCAGAACTGCGCAAGCTGTTTGACGACACCGGTCTCGGCAACAACATCGGAGTGATCCGGTTCCTTGTCAAGGCTGGAAAGGCTATCAGCGAGGATACGTTCGTTTCTGGAGCTCCGAACAATAAGTCCGGAGTGAATGCGGCGGCTGTCCTGTACGACAACACGACGAAAAAGGAGTAGTTGACCGATGGCGAATCTACCGGTTGTACCAGGGCATGCGACCCTAATTGATATTGCAAAGTCCTTGGACCCGCAGGGGAAGGTGGCCGTAGTCGCCGAACTCCTGAACCAGTCCAACGAGCTCATCCAGTACGCCAACTTTATCGAAGGCAACCTGCCGACCGGCCACAAGGCTGTGGTTCGCGCTGGCCTGCCGACCGTGACCCTGCGCCGGTTCTATCAGGGCGTTGCACCGTCCAAGTCTGGGCGCGCAACCATCGAGGACGTCTGCGCGATGCAGGAAGGCCGCAACGAGATCGACAAGGATCTGTGCGAGCTCAATGGCAATACCGCAGCCTTCCGCATGAGTGAGGCTCTGGCCTTCATCGAAGCGATGAACCAGACCTTTGCGCAGCAGTTCATGTACGGAGATACCACCACCAACAAGGACGGTATCCTCGGCCTGACGCCGCGGTACAACTCGCTGTCTGCCTCCAATCCGAGCAGCCAGAACATCATTGACGCTGGCGGCGCAAGCACGGACAACACCTCCGTCTGGCTCGTGGTCTGGGGCGCTGAGACTGTGACGGGTATTTATCCGAAGGGATCGAAGGCCGGACTCACGCAGGAGGATCTGGGCGTCATCGATGCCTTCGACTCCAGCAACAACCGCTATCGCGCATATGCCGAGATGTGGCAGTGGAAGTACGGCCTCCACGTCAAAGATTGGCGCTATGCCGTTCGCATCGCCAATGTTGATGTGAGCGACCTCACCGCGCAGACCGGCACGCAGGCGATCACCGCAGCAACCTGGATCAACAAGCTGATGATCAAGGCTCTGGCTCGCATCCCTTCCATGGGTATGGGAACGCCAACCTTCCTCGCCAGCCGCACGGTCAAGGAGATGCTGTCCATCGGCGCTCTGGACAAGAGCCAGAACGCGCTCTCGTTCACGCAGTCGCTTGACCAGTACGGTCGGGTTACTGCCGGAAGCGTGGCGGGCAATGGCACCGGCATCAAGGGTGGCCAACTGATCTTCCAGGGCGTTCCTGTCCTGACCGTCGATCAGATCCTTGCAACCGAAGCGCGCGTGGTCTAAGCGACCGCAGAAAGAGAGGAAACGAACATGGGAATGCTTGATAACGAAATCATCTTCTCTTCGGCGCAGGCGGTCACTGCCACCGGAGACACGGCCTCCACCAACGTCTATGACTGCGGCGGGGCAAACGGTCAGGGCGACAACGGCCAGACAGGTGAAAACCTGTGGGTCAACGTCACCGTGAACACCGCAGCAGCTTCGGGCGGTGCGGCAACGATCCAGGCTGTTCTGCAGGACTCCGCAGACAACTCGACCTTTGCCGATGTGGCCTCCGGTCCGGTCACTGCTGTGGCGAACGGAACGGCGGGCGCGGTCATCTTTCAGCTGCAGCCGCCTCCGGGAATGCGTCGTTACTGGCGCATCGCCTACCGCATCGGAACCGCTGTTCTGACTGCCGGCAAGTTCGACGCCTACGTCAGCAACACCATCCAGAGAAACATTGCTCGCAACTCGGGCTTCACCTTCCCGGCAGGAGCGTAACCCATGGCACAGGTAAAAGCCAAAACCGCCGTCTACCTTGGGAATCATGGCTATCGCTCAGAGGGCGAAGTCTTCGATTACGAGGGGCCGGAGCATAAGCACCTCGAACCCGTAAAAGACGACAAGGGAGAGGCCGAGTCTGAAGACACCCACAACAAGGGTGAACGGAAGACAAAGAAAGGCTAGCGAAAGCGGAGCCGGACGAGGGCCGATGGCTACATTGCGTCGGCCCTTTTCTTATTACAGAGGTGATACGTGGCGTCTTCCGTTGACATTTGCAACTTGGCTCTGAGCTACCTCGGCGACACCGCAACTGTCTCCAGCATCAATCCGCCCGATGGCTCGGCGCAGGCCCAGCACTGCGCTCGTTTCTATCCTCTCGCGCGAACCTCAGCCCTGGAACTTGCGTCGTGGGACTTCGCCACCACCAGAGCCTATCTCGCTCGCGTCGATAACGCCTGGTCGATGTGGCGCTTTGCCTATGCCATACCCAGCAACGCGCTCAGTATTCTGGCCGTCCTTCCGAAAGAGGCTCTTGACGACTACTCGGAGCGTGCATGTGCACCGGTCTATCAGCCCTGGCCTCAGGGATACGCGCCTCCTCCGGTCGATTCCATCTACACGCCTCAGCCATATTCGATTGAGATTGCGGCGAACGGACAGCAGATTATTCTGACCAACGTCTGCGATGCGGTTGGTCGCTACACGTTCGATGTATCTGACACGACTAAATTCTCGGGCCTGTTCACCGAAGCCCTGGCATACAAGCTGGCTTCGATGCTGGCTGGCCCCATCCTGAAGGGAGATGCGGGCGCAACCGAAGGGAAGCGATGTCTCGGGATGTTCCAGATGCTTCTGGCGCAGGCTGAGACCTCCGACGCGAACCAGAGGCTTATCAAGCCACAGGTTGCCACTCCCTGGATCGTGGGACGCTGATGCCGAATACTCGCACCTTCAAGCAGTCATTCTCTGGCGGCGAGATGTCGGAGTCCATGTTCGGACGCATCGATGACGCTAAGGTTCAAGCCGGTGCTGCGCTGCTGAGGAACTTCATCGCTACCCCACAGGGACCGGCAGAGAATCGGCCTGGTTTCGCCTACGTCAACTCGACCAAGAATAATGGCCGGGCGCGGCTGATTCCGTTCGTGTTCAACCTCACGCAGACGATGGTGATCGAGCTTGGCGATCATTACGTGCGCTTCCATACGATGGGGGCGACGGTCCTGAGTGGTGGCGTACCTTACGAGATCACATCGCCCTATGCCGCGGCTGACCTGTTCGATATCCACTACGTCCAGAGTGGCGACGTGATGACGCTGGTGCATACGCTCTATCCACCGATAGAACTACGTCGGATGGGAGCCACAAACTGGACTCTGACCGCAATCAACTTCGGGACCACGATCGATCCTCCCACAGGCGTGACCGCAACGCCGAGCCCGGGCTATCTGGCGAAGATTACGGCTATCTCTACCGCCAATCCTGCTGTCATTACGACCGCAGCCAGCCACACGCTCTCGCTCGGAGACGGGATCTACATCAACGGCCTGACCGCTGTGATCAGCGGGACGCCTACTGACCTGAGCGGGTTCTATCTCGTCAATCTCGTGCCTGTCGACGGAGATGGAAACCTCATCCCGAATGAACTTGAGGTTATGGACTATGACGGAAACCTCCTCGATTCCTCGGGGTGGGATTCGTGGAGCGGCCCAGCAACGATCCAACTTGGTGACAAGATCTTCAACATCACCAATAACTACGCTGTATCGACGATCAATCAGAACAGCGTCGACGAAAGCCTGCTGTCTACGCCGGCATCGGCTCTCAACAACCTGAACGTGACCGGCAGCTATAACACCATCAGCTGGAGTGCGGTCACTGGGGCGTTGCGCTACTACGTCTACAAGCAGAAGAACTCGCTGTGGGGCTACATCGGCGAGACTACGGGCCTCCAGTTCGTGGACAACAACATCGCTCCGGACTTCAGCATCACGCCTCCGAACCTTGACGCTATCTTTGCGGGCCCGAATGACTACCCGGGCGCCGTCACCTACTTTGAGCAGCGCCGGAGCTTTGCGGGAACCCTGAACAATCCCCAGAACGTATGGATGAGCAATAGCGGAACGGAGAGCACCTTCAGTTATTCTCTGCCTATCCAGGACTCTGACCGCATCTCCTTCCGAGTCGCATCGCGGGAGAGTAACCAGATCCGGCATCTTCTTCCGATGTCGCAGCTGGTCATGCTCGGGCTCGCGGGTGAGTTCGCCGTCAACTCCGGCTCCAACTCGGCTCTGACTCCTTCGAACGTCTGGAACCGTCAGCAGGCCTACATTGGAGCTTCGAATGTCCAGCCAACGATCATCAACACGTCTCTCGTCTATTGCGCATCCCGCGGCGGCCATGTGCGCGAGCTCGGCTACTCGTGGGAGTCGAACGGGTTCACGACGGGCGACCTCTCACTCAGGGCTATTGATCTATTCGATAACCTCACCATCGTTGACCAGACTTTTGCCAAGGCTCCGAAGCCGATTGTCTGGTTTGTCTCCAGTAACGGCAACCTCCTCGGCCTGACCTACGTTCCCGAGCAGCAGATCGGCGCTTGGCATCATCACGACACGGATGGTGTCTTTGAGAGCGTCACATGCGTGGCGGAGGGCAACGAAGACAGGCTCTATGCGGTAATCCAGCGCACGGTAAACGGGCAGCAGGTTCGGTATGTGGAGCGCATGGCGAGTCGCCTGATCGATGCGAACGCGATCGCGGACTGCTTCTTTGTGGATGCTGGGTCTACCTACAGCGGAGCTCCGGCGACGACCATAAGCGGCCTGACATGGCTCGAAGGCAAGACGGTTGCAGTACTGGCCGATGGATGTGTGCAGAATCGCAAGGTTGTGACGGGCGGAGCCATCACTTTAGACCGAGCGGCGAGCAGGGTGCAGGTGGGCCTACCTTATCAATCGGACCTGCAGACGGTTCCGCTCACGCTTCAGATCGATGGCTTCGGGCAGGGGCGGCAGAAGAATATCGACAAGTGCTGGGTTCGTGTCTACAAGTCCAGCGGGTTGTTCATCGGACCGAGTTCCGACCTGCTCACAGAAGCGCTGCAAAGAACCACAGAGCCGTATGGAACGCCTCCCGCACTGCAGAACGCGGAGATGGAGGTGGTGGTGCTTCCGTGGTGGCAACCGGACGGGCAGATCTTCATCCGGCAAGACAACCCGCTCCCGCTGACGGTTGTCGGCCTAACCATGCTCGTGAGTATCGGAGGGTAATTTATGGTCTCGTTTCTCACGGATAGCTGGGACGCAGTAGAAAAGGTTCTCGGCCTGAACGGCAAGACAACGGCGAATGTCGCGGGGATGAACCCAACGCAGGCAAAGATTGCCACCGGCGCCGCAACTACTCAGAATCTCGGCTTGATCACATCCGTATTCGGCGGCATCAACAGCGCGATCGGCAGTTACTATGCAGCTCAGAGCGCTCAGTATCAGGCCAAGTCGAACGCCTCGAGTCTTGAGTTTCAGTCGGATATGGACGCTCTCAACGCGCGCAGTGCGGAATTGAGCGCGCAGTCGATTCTGGAGCAGGGAAAGACTCAGGTCGAACAGTACACCATGCAGGCCGGGCAGCAGAAGGCCTCGACGATAGCCAACATGGGCGCTCGCGGAATCGTGATCGGAGAGGGAAGCTCGCGGGATGTTCTGGCGTCACAGGATCTTGTCAAGGATCTGGACGTCCTCACCATCAACTCGAATGCGACACGCGCAGCATGGGCGGAACGCACGGCGGCCACCAACTACAGCAACAAGGCTCTACTTGACCGCACCTCAGCTTCGAACATGAGGGCGACGGCGGGCAGCATCAGCCCTGGTCTCGCCGTGGGAACCAGCCTCCTGGGGTCGGCGACGGGCGTAGCAAGTCAATGGGATTGGCGCAGGCGGCTAGCGATGTCGACTGCTGGAGGGTTGAACTAAATGCCTACCGTACCGACTGTGGCACAAACCGCACTGCCGGCGAGCACCTTCGCCGCGCCTGGTGTCGCGCCTGTAGAGAACCGTAACCCGGAACAGATCGAGCGCCTTGGGAACACGCTGGAGCAGGCTGGCGGCCTCGCCTTCCGCACCGGGCAAACCATTGGTGACAGAGTAGCGGGGCAAATAGACGATGCGAACACGAAAGCCGCGGAAACCAAGTTTTTGCAATCGGCTCAGAGCATTCTCAATGACCCGTCTTCGGGCTACTTTCGCCAGCAAGGGAAAGCGGCGCTGGATCAGTACCAGCCAACGAATGAAGCGCTGGTAAAGGCCGGGAACGATGCGCAGGCAGGACTGACGAACGAACTCCAGAAGTTCCAGTTCAAGCAGTTGCTCCAGCATCATCTTCTGTCGTTCGGCAGCCAGATGGCCGATTACAACCACAGCCAGAGCGTGAACTACTCAGCGAAGGAGTCCGGCGCACGCGCTGACAGTTACCGCATGCTGGCGCTCGGCGCGGCAGATAGCCGATACCAGACCGACGCCGAGGGCAACGCTGCGGGTGACTTCGCCAAGAATACGGCCGTCATGGAGGCTGAGACGCTGAAGGTGGCGGCGCTGTCCGGCTTCGATCCTCAGAGCGAGCAGGCTAAGGCGATGCTGCGCGAGCAGTACACCCAACTCAACACCGCCATGATCGGGCGCATGCTCGACAATCACGACGCGGCGGGCGCCAAGAAGTGGTATGACGAGCAGCTTGCCAAGGGCAACATCGACATCCGTGGCGCCGAGTCGCTTGGTCATGCGGTCCAGGGCGAGTACGACAAGCAGACGGTTGAGGATTTCGTCGATAAGACGGTGATTCCTTCGTCTCTGTCTGGCGGGAAGGCTCCGACTACGCTTGCTCTTCCGGTCCCTGGCGGCAGCATCAACGTTACGAGCGGCCTCGGGATGCCGCGCGCGAATGGGCGATCTCACGATGGTATCGATATAGCCGTGCCGACAGGAACCAACGTGCTTGCGCCAGCCGATGGCAAGGTGCTGAAGGTATGGAACGATGACAAGTTCGGCGGCGGCCTGTCGATGGAGATCCAGATGCCGAACGGGTACGTGGCCGGATTCGCGCATCTGCAGGCGGCGAACGCTCGGCCCGGTGACACGGTGCAGCAGGGCATGATGGTGGGACTCTCGGGCAAGAGCGGCAACGCAACCGGCCCGGTCCTGCACTACGTGCTCAAGGATGCGGACGGGAAGTACGTCGACCCGCGGAACGTGAGCCAGCCCCAGCCGAATAAGGAAGGCATTGCGGACCCTAACGCATTGGAGCGCGGTTTGCAGATGATCTCTGATAGCGACTATTCGCCTTCAATGAAGAAGCAAATGAGCGCATATCTGGAGGCGCAGCACGGCCATTACCGCGCCATCGAAAACCAGAAGTATGACGATGTATTGCAGTCTGCCCGAGATTCGTTCTTCTCCTCCGGTGGCAACTACAACGCCATCCCGGGCAGCGTTCGCATGCAGCTCAAGCCGGAAGATTCGTTCCGCTTCCAGAAGGGCCTGCCGAAAGAGGATAACGTCGATGTGCAGGCGCAGTTCATCCTGAACCCGAAGAATCAAACGGTCGATTGGGTCAACGCGCATCGCATGGATTTCACCGATTCCACCTATCTGAACTATCTTGGGCATGCTCAATCTGTGGCGAACAGTTCCAGCAAGGAGCTCGGCGCCAGCCTGGACAACGCGCAGATGGACGACATCCTGTATAAGAACGGGTTCCCGAACCTGGTAAGTCCAAAAGGGGATGATGACAAGGCGACGGCGGTCGCGCTCAAGACGCAGATCTTGAACCAGTACACCTCGGAGCAGAACCGTACCGGTCACGAGCTTACCCGAGACCAAAAAGGCCAGATCATCCGGCAGACGATTGGCGATAAGGTCTCGATTCATCGCTCCATCCTGCCCGATAAGGATTCCGTCTCAGCCTTCAATCTCACCGGGGATCAGGCCCAGAATGCCTATGTCACGGTAGGGAATCAGCGGGTGAAGCTGGCGTCCATTCCGGCGGACGACCAGTTGCAAATAACATCCGCTCTCCGCAGCAAGGGGATACCCATAACCCAGCAGAACATTGCTAGTTTCTGGGTTGAGGGTCAGAAGCGCCGCGGAAAGACTGTACCGACCTTCTAAGGGGAACGGATGCCACAGACAGCACAACCGCGATCGATCTATGACGACATCGCCGATGAAGAGATTCAACGCACCAATCAGGCTGTAACTCAGTCCGTAGCCACCGGCATGGAGACGAGCCCAGACAAGGCCGGTGAGGCGCAGCGTCTCGGCGCGAGGGTAGGAGTAGGCCCTGACATCGCGCAGCATGACATCGAAGGGATGCGCAAACAGGCTACGCTGGAGGACGTCCAGTCGCGGGATCTGGCATCGTGGAATCCCATTCTTGCCCGGCAGTTGTCGGACCCGAACTTTGCGGCGATCGCGCATGATCAGGTCGACAACCTCTCTACGACCAGCAAGATCTTCGACCAGGCCAAGCAGTTGGTCAAAGGCGGATGGGATGTTGTCAAGAACAGCGGCGGCACGCCACAGGGTCTCGGTGCCGCGGTAGCAAACTCTCCGTCCGGACAGGAACTCATCGGGCAGGCAGAGACAGGGCATGTCGATTATGAACTCGGGATGCTCGGGATCAAGGCCAAGCGGGGCGAGGCGACCGCGGATGACTGGAATCGAATCGATGAACTCCAGGCGCAGAAGATGGCGTCCAGAGAACCCGACACGCTTATCGGTAAGACCTTCGGCGGTGTCGCATCCATGGCTGGAAACCTTAAGCCTATGGTGCCGCGGTCGATCGCCGTTGGCTTGGCAGGAGCCGGCGTGGGTGCCGGTGTGGGCGCGGCAGGCTTCGGGGTGGGCGCAGTCCCGGGCGCACTGACTGGATTCAAGATCGGTGCGGAGTCGGAGTTCGGCGCGCAGAGCTACGAGATGATGGCCGGCAACACCTATCTGGATCTGCTGAATAAAGGCGTGGACGAAAGTCACGCGCAAGCAGCGGCTGGGCTGGTGGGCGCGGCAAACACGGCCCTGCAGCTTGGAGCCATGCGTCTCGCCGGGAAGCCTATCGCAGGCCTCATGGATCGGGCGTTCAGTCGCGTGATGGGTGAATCCATCGCCGAAGAGATGACGCAGCCCACAGTGGCCAATGCGGTCAAGTCTGCCGTCCTGAACTGGGGCAGGAATACGGCTCTGGGCGCCACTGAGATGGCCATGCAAACAGCGACTTCGCGCATGGGGGAAGACTGGGCCAAGCAAATGAACGCGGGCGAGATCACCAAAGACGTATTCTCGCCAGAGTTCGCGCATGAGTTCGGCAAGGCCTGGGTCGATGCGGCAGTGACCATGGGAGCCGTCAACTCCCTCGGATCCATGGCGCAGTTTGCGTCTGAGACCTCGAGAGCAACGCAGGCGACACAGGCGCAACAGTTCTTTGAGAACCTGAACACCAACGCCTCAGAGTCGAAGGTCCGCGAGCGCAACCCGGATAGCTATCGCGAGTACATCCAGCAGCAGGCGGAAAACGTAGGCGCCGAGAATATCTATGTCGACGGCAAAACGATGGCCGGCGTCCTGAACCAGTCAGGTCTGGCAGTTGAAGAGATCGAGCATGTGCTTCCGGGATTCTCAGACAAGATCGCCGAGGCAGCGGACACTGGCGGAGACGTAATCATCCCTACCAGCCAGTACGCTACGTCGCTGGCGGGCACGGACCTGGGAACCGCGCTTACACCTCACCTCCGTCTCGATCCCGAGGGCATGAGTCCATTTGAGGCGAAGGAGTTCCAGGCGAAGCAGCAGGAGATCTTCGCTGAGGCCAGCAAGCAGGCAACCGAGCAGATGGCGACCAATGAGGAGTTCGCCAAAAGCGCCAAGGTGGTCGAGAATGACATCTTCGACCAGTTGAAGGCGACCAAGACCATGCCCGATGACATGGCGCGTACCAATGCCTCTTTCGTCAGGGACTTCGTAGTGACGCAGGCGGCGCGGCAGAACATGACTCCGGAGGCATTCTTCGATAAATTCCGCTACACGATCGAGCGGGCGGCAGGCGGCGATCTCCTGCATCAGTCTTCTCTCTCTGGCGTCGAGGGGCGCGATACTACCCTGCTTACTCCAAGCGGCAGGATGCCCGCGCGCTATGTCCTCATGGAAGCCGGAGACCTGATCGCGTCCCATGACCCGTCGACCTTTGAGAAGGATGCGCGATACCCGGAAGGCGTCCAGGAGCGAGCCTACGACAAATCAAAGGAAGCTCAGGCGCGCGTCATTGAGCAAGCGCAGAACTACGAGCCGGCCTACACCGTCAACACCAACCCTGACGCGGTGAATGGGCCTCCTGTCATAACCTCCGATGGAATTGTCCTTGGCGGCAACTCGCGCACCATGAGTACGGTTCGCCTTTACAGGGAAGGGAAGGGCGACGTCTACCGCGATGCCCTGAAGCGTTCGGCTGAATCGTTCGGCTTGAATCCTGAGTCAATCGACGGGATGAAAGAGCCTATCCTGGTGCGCCGGGTGGACGCTGGCGGGGATCTCGAGAACCTGCGTCGTATCGGCACAGACCTGAACCGGTCCATGACCGGAGCTCTCGGCGCTGCTGAAAAGGCAGTGAGCGCGGGAAAGAATATCAGGCCTGAGACTTTCCGTGTCGTATCGGACATGCTTCAAGAGGGAGACGTCACCCTCCGCGAACTGATGGCATCCCATGGCGATCGCATTGTCCAGATGATGGTCTCGGACGGGGTGATTACAGACCGCGAGCGACCTCAGTACATCGATCCATCGACGGGTGGACTGAATGATGCCGGCAAGACATTCGTGGAGAAGGCGCTGCTCGGGTCTGTCATCGATGACCCGCGGCTGATGGAGGACGCGCCAAAGTCGGTACTGAATAAGTTGGAGCGTTCCCTTGGGCCCATCACTTCCTTTTCTACTCGGCCTGATGAATGGAACATCATTCCTGTCATCCGTGCGGCTGTCGCAGAATTGGCTTCGATCCAGCGCGCCGGCTCAACCGTGGATCTGCGAATAGCTCAGGCTTCACTCTTTGGAGAGAACCGCAACCCGCTGGTAGATTCCATGGTCCGCGCTCTCGATGGCGGTCCCAACACCCTCCGAAATTCGTTTGAGGCTTACGGCAGGGACGCAGATGCAAACATGCCTGGCCAGTCGAGAATGTTCGGCTCGGCTGAAGCATTCGACGCTTACAACAATGCATTCGGCGCTAAACTGACAGACAAGGAGTTTTCTGATGGACTCGAACGAGCAGTCACCGAAAGAGGGACTTCGGCAAGTTATGACGACCTACCTGAAGCATCCTCCGGGAGTGAGGGAGCAGGCAGTGTCCAATCTTATCCAACAGAGAACCGTCCCACAAAGCGACCCGCAAAAGTAAACAACAACCGTCCTCTTTCTCCTGGCGTCCGGGCTGGATTCGATCCATCGCAGCTGACGGCGGTACTCGGGGAAAAAGCGGACATGAGCTCGTTTCTCCATGAGACGGCTCATTACTTCCTTACGGTATATAGCGAAGTTGCGAAGGATGCTGAGGGCGCGCCGGAGATCAAGGCGGACTTCGCCAAGCTGCTGGATTGGTTCGGCGTGAAGGATGCCGAGACCTGGGACAGCATGAGCCTCGAGGAGCAGCGCAAGTTCCACGAGCAGTTCGCTTACTCCTATGAGCAATACCTGGCCGAGGGCAAGGCGCCGAGCATCGAGGCGCAGGGCGTCTTCGATCGGTTCACGCAATGGCTCAAGCGCGTCTACAAGTCGGTGCGCGACGACGTCAACACCATCTATCGCCAGCAGCATGGCGAGGATCTTCCCATCCTGACCGGCGAGGTGCGCGATGTGATGGATCGCATGCTTGCCTCGGATGAGCAGATCAAGCAGGCTGAGGCGATCCGGAACATGGAACCGGTCTTCAAGTCGCAGGAAATCTCTGGCATGAATGATGCTGAGTGGCAGGCATACCGCGAGATGGCGCAGACCGCG